GGTTTCGCTCGACGCAGATAGCTTTCCAGACAGTCCACTTTAAATTGCATTTCGTTTCGTTTTGATATAGCAACAAAATATGGAAAAAAAGAAAATTGAAATTAGAATAAATCCTAATCTTAAAACAATTCCGATTGATCGTTTAATTCCTTATTCTAAAAATCCTAGAAAAATTCAAAAAGGAGTACCATTAGTAGCTGAATCAATAAAGACTTTTGGATTTAATGTTCCGATTACCATTAATAATATGCGAGATAAAATTATTGTTGGTGGGCATACTCGTTATGCTGCTGCTAAACAACTAGGTATGGAAAGGGTTCCTTATATCGAACTTAATCACTTAAGCGATTTAGATATTAGAAAATATAGGTTAGCCGATAATCGAGTACAAGATGAATCTGAATGGGATAAGAACTTATTGCGTAACGAATTAGCCGAATTAGAATTAAACAGTAAGTTAGATTCTGAATGGTGGAAAGCAACAGGATTCAATACAGAAGAAATAGCCAAAATACTTGCTGGAACATTACAAGAATCAGATACGTTTAAAGAAATTAGTTCTGATTTAGAAACTAAACATCAATGTCCAAAATGCAAGTATGAATGGTAGTACAAAAAAACCAATTTATAAAATTCCATCTATGGAAGAAATAAATAAACTTGAACCGAACGGTTATAAGGTTGTTAGTACCTTTGCTGGTTGTGGTGGTTCATCATTGGGCTATCGGTTAGCTGGCTATAAAGTATTGTGGGCTAACGAGTTTGTGAATCATGCAGTAGAAATTTATAAAGCTAATCATAAAGCCATTGTAGATAATACCGATATTAGAAAAGTACAACCAGAAGATATTTTAAAAGTTCTTGGTTTAAAAAAAGGTGAACTTGATTTATTTGATGGTAGTCCGCCTTGTATGTCTTTTTCTACTGCTGGTAAAAGGGAAAAGCATTGGGGAAAAGAAAAAAAGTATTTCGATCATCATCAAGTAGCTGATGATTTGTTTTTTGAATATATACGTTTATTAAAAGGACTTATGCCAAAAACATTTATTGCTGAAAATGTATCTGGATTAATTAAAGGTGTAGCTAAAGGTTATTTTAAAGAGTTCTTTAAAAAAATGGAAACTACTGGTTATAAAGTTAAAGCGTTTTTAGCAAATGGTAAATATTTAGGAGTTCCACAAGCAAGACAACGAGTATTTTATATTGGAGTTAGAAAGGATTTAAAAATTGATCCTGTATTTCCTGATCCACAACCTTATATTTATACTTTACGAGATGCGATTTGGAATTTACGTCATAAAAAAAAAGAACCTGATGTTTGGCAAGATAAAAAACCTGATGGTACACCATATAAATATGCGTATGGAAAAGAATGGGAACAGTTAAGCGAAGGTCAGCAGAGTCATAAGTATTTTAATGTTATAAGAGCTGCGTGGGATAAACCATGTAATACTGTATTAGCCACTGCTGCGAGAGCTGCTTCTGTTTGTCACCCAACTGAAAATAGAAAATTTACGATTAAAGAATTGAAACGTATCTTTGGTTTTCCAGATGATTTTATTTTATTTGGTAATTATAAGGAACAATGGGCCAGGTTAGGTAATTCTGTTCCACCTCCTATGATTTATTTTATATCAAAAAAGATTCAACAAGACGTTCTGGATAGATTGTAATGGAATTTCTTGATAGTATCTGGTTTTATGTAGTGATGGGAATTATAGCTTTTACAATAATACATAATGCGAGGTAACCAAATTAATGTTAATTGCTTTGATACTATTGATTATAAACTTTTTAAATTACTTCAGGAAATGTCCTATGTTGACACCTTTGGTAAGGACGAAGTTATTAGAAAACAATATAAGAAATATTTAATGGAAAAACATAAAATTAAAACGTCTGATCCAGTTATTAACGATGTTATAGATAGAATATTTGTTAGACATCAACAGGGAATGGAAAAGTTTGAACAAACAATGAACGATAATGCTAAATCTATTCCTGAATGGATAGAAGATATTATTGAAGAACAGATTGATAGTATTTGTTATTTAGTTACTCTCAAAAGTAGATATGACAAAGAAATATTTGATTTAAAAAAAGCACAAGATTTATTGAGAGATGATTTACAAGTTGTTTATTTAGAAAATGGTAAGTTAAATGAAAAAATTAAGAAGTTAGAAGAACATGGCAAGCAAAAAACCTAGAGGATATGGATATACCCATGTTACT